ACCACAATGCCTATGGTGATGCAAGCATAAGTTGTAGCGGATATTTATCGCTTCCAAACTGGGGCTTGGCCGCAACGGCATATGGTAGCGCATCACTTCCCAGAATACCAAGATATGCGACGGCAAATCAGTCAGTTTTATCAAAAACCGAAACATCAATCACGATGCGTTGGTCCTCGGATTCAACGGTTGATTATATTTGGTATTCAAAAAACGGCGGGACATCCTGGACAGGAATAGATGTTGCGGATGGAACAAGCGGAAACTATACAATATCAGGGCTTACAGCCGGAACTACATATTCAATCAAAACAAGAGTTAGAAGAAAGGATTCGCAGCTTACAACAGATTCAAGCGCCTTAAGCGTGGCAACATATGCCTATCCTTACGCTAATTCAATGCCAAACTTCATGCTTGGTTCAAGCGTGACTATTGGTCTGTATAATCCGCTTAAAAGAAGCGTGACAGTTGAAGTTTTAAGCATTACAAACGAGGTGGTTGCCACATTTTCGACAACGGCTGCTTCAGTTGCGGGAGTGAATGATACAACAGCGGTTGATAAATTATATCAGTCCATACAAAGTGCTGCATCAGCAAGGTATTCCGTTAAAGTTACGTATGGCTCTGCTGTCAGCTCAAGGCAGGGCGGCATTTATTCGGTTAATACTACAGTTGTTTCACCTGATATAGATGTTGTTTTCTATGAAGATATCAATGAAACAACATTGGAATTAACTGAAAACAGCCAGGATATAGTAAGAAACTATTCGCAGGTAAGATATGCGGCCACAGGCTTAACAGCAAAAAAATATGCAAGTGTTGCGTCATGTGTCGTAACCGTTAACGGTAATAATTACACGCTAACACTAAGCGGCAGCAGTGCTTCAGGCGGTGGAGCCGTGATAAATTCCGCACAAAATGTTAATGCAACATTTACGGTTACTGATTCCAGAGGATTAAAAACGTCAAAGACAATTCAAATTCATATGTTAGACGTTTTTAATCCAACAGCAGTAATATCTTTAAAACGACATGATAACTTCTATACGCCATGTGATTTAAAGGTTGATGCAGGCTTCCCTTCTATCAACGGAAACAACCAAATAACTATTGAATATGTGGCTAAATGTGAAGATGAAACAGTTGCAGATGTTACCGGAACGGTAAGGGATAATGTAACAAGTGTAGTTAATCTTGATAACAGCTATTCTTGGAACATGACGATTACTTTAACGGACTCTTTGGGCGAGACATCTACATATCACGCAGACATATCCCGTGGTATGCCGATTATCTACTTTGATAAGCTCAATTCAAGAGTGGGAATAAATGGCTTTCCGACTTGCGCATTAGATATTCACACAAACGGAACGGATGAGGATATTAAGATAAACAACATTACGTTAAAGGAATATTTGGCGAATAGTGTACTCGACAAATTCTTCCCCGTAGGTTGTCAAATCGGCACATTTGATGTTAATTTCAACCCAAACACGGCTTGGGGCGGTACTTGGGTTAAATTAACAGACGGACGAGTGCTTATTCCGACAACCGCAACACCGCATACTTTAGGTGGTAGCTCAACGAGTGGTAGTCATACATTAACAAGTGCTGAAAGCGGTTTGCAATCACACCAACACAGTGTATGTATCGGTTCAGCAAGCTACCCCGCTATTGCCCTTGCTGCCAATAGTGGTAGTACTTCAAATAGATATATTTTGGCGGCAGGTTCTCAAAGTCAATATACGGGTATTTATGCCGCCCCCCAAACCGCCAAAAACGCTACAAGCGGACATACCCACAATAATATTAACCCACTTAACCACGCTTATATAGTGTGGTATAGAACAGTTTAAGCGGTTCTTTGCCATAAGTACTTGGCTACGCTCGGTTGTAGGTTGTTGTGAGCGTTTCCGCTACCTGTAGTATATGTTGCTAGTAAACTTCTCATACCACCACCGCTTGTGCGACAAGTGAAATATACTGTATTGCCCCAATTTGCATACCCTATACTCGTGGTAGGTTTTGCGTTCGCCCACACATAATCGTTTTCGTAATGAGAATGGTTTGGCATTTGAGCGATAGTCAATGTGTGAGTTTCACTTCCGCCCGTCCAATCAAGAGCATGAGTGCCTACACCGACAATCGTGCGGTCTTGGATAGCTACCCATGTACCACCGAGATAGGTTGACGGATTGCGTGAATCAGCTGTTGCGATTATGCGACCGATAGGGAAATTGAAATCAAGCGAACACTTCGCCAAATATTCCTTTAACGAATAATTGTACAGAATTTATGACACAGAAAGGATTAATAGAATAAAAATGGGATTAATTAAGCAAACAACTACAAATAAAGGAATTCTGTGTAATTATCACAGAATAGAACATGTTTCTATAAATGCAAACGGTCATGTTGAAATGACTGTTTTTTCATACGCTGATTATTCGTTTAGGCAGTATGAAAAGGACTTGGCAACAAATAATGCCAGGTATGATGAGCTTATGAAACTTATTAATGATGAAAATTCAAAGCCTGAAGAGGAAAGAAATACAGAACAAGTTATCGAATGGTCGGAAGAAATCAACGCAATGCCGATACAGTGGGCGGACCCTACAGATGAAAAAAACAAGATGGTTATTCAGGAAAACGTATTTGGTTTTGATGATGTTGATGTCACAAAGAGCGTATCCTACGTTGATGCATACGATATGCTTAAAGGCTTGGAGACATTTGAAGGCGCAACAGATCATATAGATTAATCGGGCATCGAAAGGTGCTTTTTTAATACAAAAAATTACAAAGGAGCAACCGCATGGAAAACGAAAAACTCGTAATCTTGGTAACAGAACATGGAACAAAGATAACTCAGTGTGAGAAAAGAATTAAGGTTTTGGAAGGCAATACAAAGGACATCCAAGACCTTGCATTATCGGTTCAGGAACTGGCCATGTCAGTAAAGGCAATGGTCGAGGAACAGAAAGAACAGAACTTGCGAATAGCAGCACTTGAAAAAGAACCGGCTGACGAATGGAAAAATTTAAAAAGACAGATTGTTAATACCGTTATCGGCGTGGTAGTTGGTGCGGCTATTTCAGGAATATTAACTTACATCTTATCAAATTAAAGGAGGAAAAAATAATGGAAATTGATATCATCGAGTTAATTAAAACAGTGTATATCCCAATAGTGATGCTTGCATGCATGGGTGTGGGATATTGCATTAAGCATGTTAAAAAGTTTGATGCAATTGCAAATGAGTACATTCCAATCATCTTGGCAGCTTTGGGAGTGGTCTTAGGTTGTGTAGCGAAGCAGGAAATAACGCTAAACGCAATTGTGGGCGGCTTAATTAGCGGACTATTAGCGGTTGGATTACACCAATTTTTTAAACAGATAATTGAAAAAAATAAAAATCAGGAGGGTTAATCAATGAATAATATAGGGATTGATGTTTCCGAAGCTCAAGGAAACATAGATTTTGACTTGCTCACGGCTGAATATATGATAATACGTGTAGGAATAGGTTCGGATATCGTAAGCCAGGACGATAAACAATTCGCAAGGAATGTAGCAGAGTGTACAAAAAGAGGTATTCCATATGGGCTTTATCTCTATTCTTACGCCCTTAATATGGACGAATGTCTTTCGGAAGTACAGCACTTTTTACGCTTATACAGCTCTATCAGCGACAAATCAATGTTAAAGCTTGGTTGTTGGTACGATATGGAAGATGCGGACAATTATAAAGAAAATCATTTTGGATCTCATTGGAGTAATTATGGCGAAAAGTGGTGCAGATTTTGCAATAGATGGGTTGACGAGGTAAAGAAAGCCACGGGCGAACAAACAGTAGGCGTATATGCGAGTCTATCTCCATTAAAAGGACATTTGTCTGGTGTAAGAGCCGATATTCCAAAATGGGTGGCATGTTGGATCAACGAAAGCCCTGATACTTCAAGTCCATTATTCCCAAACGCTTACTATTGGCAATACACGAGCAAAGGAAAAATGGATGGAATCTATTCAGAGGGGCTTGATATGGATATATCGTATATTGACATTCCATCTGTCAGACCTGCACAGCAGCCAACTCCTGCATTGAATACAATTTTTAATGTAGGGGATGTGGTAGATTTTAATGCTATTTATGTTTCAAGTACTTCAGAGGAGGCACTTACACCGGCAGTAACCAGCGGAACCATTACAAAAATTATTCCGGGCGTACATAATCCGTACTTAATCAATGACGGTACAGGATGGGTTAACGATGCTTGCATCATCTCCGGTATTTCCGGAAAAGCAGGAATTAATAATGTGGCAGCAGTTGTGCCGGGTGCAAATATAAGGATTGCAAACGGCGCGATTGACCTTAATAACGGCAAAACATATGCCGAATTTGTATATAATAAGGTATATGTTGTTATGGAAATCAGCGAAAATCGAGTTGTGTTTGGTGACGGTGTAAAAATTACAGGCGCAACAGATATTAACAATTGTATTTTGGCATAAATGCCCTCCCCCAAAAGCCCATGAAAAAAGCTTTCTTAAATGTGGAAAGTGATTATTCATGGGCTTATTTTTTTTAAAAAAAATAAAAAAAATCATAAAAGTATTGACAATGCAAATACAATGTGATATACTTATATCATAGAAAGGAGGAAAACAAATGGCTAAGAGAAAAAAGAAGAACCGCCGAACGATTGAAACTATAAAGCTTATAGCTATCATCATTACAGCGGTTTCTCAAATAACTAACATCATCTTAGCAATAATTGACCACATTGTCAAGTAAGCTAAGGCAGGCAAAGGGGCGAAAGCCCCGACGCTTGCCGATAAAAAGGAGTTGAAATATATGAACAAAACAGAAAAGTTGACTTTTACACTTGTAATTATTATTGCAATATGCAGCGTAGCAACAATGGTATTAAATATAATTAGCTTGGTAGCATAGGAGGTACATTATGGAGGATAAAGAAAAAAGCACAGTTAATTTAAACATCAGGATGAAACCATCCGTGAAAGAAGCCGGACAAAAGAGAGCTGAAGAGGAAGGACGATCGTTTAGCAATTATATTGAATGGCTTATACTCCAGGATGTGAAGAAAAATAGTTAAACATGTTCTTACTTGTTTTAAATAAAGCTTAAAAGTTATAACATGTTTACAAAAGTTATAACAAATTTATTGACTTGCATCACAAAATCTTGTATATTTAATGTAACAGAAATATGTATGTCTTGGGCGTTAAGCTCTTTGGGACACCGTAGGCGGGATGAATATCCCGCCATTTTTATGAAGAAAGAGAAACATAATGAGCGAATTAAGTATATTTATAGATGAGTCAGGTGACTTTGGTGAAGCAAAAGCAACCAATGAGTATTATTTGGTAACGTTTGTATTTCATAATCAAACAAATAATATTAAAAGTAATGTTGATTATCTGTACAATAGCATAAAAAATATGGGATTTAATATTGATTATATACATACGTTGCCAATAATAAGACGCGAAGATGTTTTTGCAAATTATTCTATAGATGAAAGACGTAGCCTTATTTATAAAATGCTGAATTTTACGCTTAAATGTCCTATAAAGCATGCAACAGTGAAAATTAACAGAAGAGACGCTGAAACAAAATTGTTATTGGCAGGTAAAATTTCAAAAGAAATAACAAAACTCTTGCAAGATTATGAAGATTACTTTGCCGGATATGATAAGCTTATTGTTTATTATGATAATGGCCAAAGAGAACTCAGCACTATTTTAAATGCTATTTTCTCCGTTCATTTTACAAGCGTCGAATTTAGAAATGCATCACCACAGAAATATAGACTGCTACAGGTGGCAGATTTTATTTGCTCAATTGAGTTACTTAAAATAAAGAGACTTGAGAATAGACTTAGCAAATCAGAAAAAATGTTTTTTTATAAGCCGAATGAGTTAAAGAAAACATTTATAAAAGCGATAGATAAAATAAAACTGCAGTAGCAATATTACCAAAAATATAACGGTAACACACTGGTAACAAAAAGCCTATACAACGTCGTAAAATAGGCACAGTATATTTATCCAGAGTATAATTGTCAAACAACGACATATAAAGAAACTTAGGCGGGATTTTCCGGCTCTTTGTCAAGAGTTGGGGTAAAATAATAATTGCCTATCAGGCGGCACTTCATATATTGAGGCGCCGCCTTTCTTATGCCGCAAAAATAATATTTGTTTTTAAACCTGTCGTTCGATTAA